AATTAATTAAACAGGTGTTTATAATGGAGGAAACGTATGTCATCTATTACCTACCCGCAGTTCCTTCATGGCTGGCAAACCACTAAAAAAAATACAATGCGATTCTATCGCCAGGCATAGCGGTTTACGCTGCAGAGCAAAAGGATATTTAAAAAAAAGTGGATTCTACAGATGCCGATTCCATGGAGGGATGGCGAATGGCGCTACAACATTAGAAGGAAAAATTAAAGCTTATAAGAATTTATTGCCGTTTAAAAATAAAACGGATGAAGAAATTAAAAAATGGATATTAAACAAGACGAAATCATCAGGCGTTTAGAACTCGGAGAGCCTTTAAGTAAGATCTGTCGAGATAGTACAATGCCTAGCCTTTCAACAGTTTATAAGGCTCAAAGAGAGGATGAAAAATTACAAAAAAAGATTAGGAATGCTAGAGAGACAGGTGTATATACTTTGCTTGATAAAATTGCTGAAGATATGGAAATTCCAAAGAGCAATCAAGAGATGCACTTCATTAAAGAAAAGTGGCAACATATAAGATGGATTGCGAGCAAGTTAGCAAGCAACGTCTTTGCGGATAAAACTAAATCAGAGATTAGGCAAGACTTAACCATGAGTATTAGCTGGGGGAAACCACATGATAAAAAAAATTTATTACAAGCTAAAGAAGTTGTGGATCACATATCAAGTGTGGATGTTAAAGCAATACCTGGAACGAGCAGGGTTAATTCGAAAACATAAAAAGAAATAACCTTATCACTTCACCTGGTTAGCCTTGGATTCTTAGGTACATTACATGCGAAAACAAAGTTCCGTGCGCGCGTATGATTTCTGAGATGTTCGCTATTTGTTCGCTAATGATTACTAATTGCAACCCAATGACTAACCCAATGATTAAAAAATTATTTAAATACATGACTTCACAGCGGTTTAAGAAACCAATGACTATTAAAAAACGCGATAAATTGAAAAGTGAAAAGGGAATTACGCAAAGGGGTATCACCCCAAAAGCTGGCGCTGGGCGCAATATTCTTATTACTCCCGAATTAGACACTCACACAGACACACGCGCAGCTCAAGAATTAATTACCGCTTTAGTATTTGTTCAACCAGAGTCAAATAGCATGGTTGTTCATTTTAATGGTTTTAAAAGTGAAGAACACTCTAAAGCTTTCGCATCTAAACTTATGAAAAAAGCTGGGATAGATTATCATCCAACAGATGATTTATTTGGTTTACCAACAATCCACTAAAAAAAAAGGGGGGGGATATGAATATGTTAGGAATAATTAACGAGATTGAACATTACTGGAGGGATCATAAAAAAGTTGTGATCGCTGCAGCTGTTATTCTTATTATAGCTATTATAATCTAAATGCACGTTGAGATACCATATACTCCAAGGGAGCTGCAGAATAAATTACACGAAGATTTAAACAATTACAGATTTGCAGTTCTTGCTTGCCATCGGAGATTTGGTAAAACTGTAATGCTTATCAACCATCTTATTAGAGCAGCATTACAAAACAATTTGGTTAATCCAAGATATGCTTATATTGCACCAACATATAAGCAGGCTAAGAATATTGCCTGGGATTACTTAAAAATGTTTGCTGGACCCATACCAACAACAAGGTTCAACGAAACTGAATTAAGATGTGATTTACCAAATGGTGCAAGAATTACTTTACTCTCTTCAGAAAATCCAGACTCTCTTAGGGGTTTGGCATTAGATGGGGTTTGTATCGATGAGGTTGCACAAATAGAACCTAAGCTCTGGAATGAGATTATAAGACCCGCTCTTTCAGACAGAAAAGGGTTTTGTTATTTTATTGGTACTCCTGCGGGAATGAGTAATTTATTTTACGAATTATATCAGCACGCAGTAGCAGATGATAAATGGTATGCTTACACAGCTCCTGCATCTAAAACGAAGATTATAGACCAGGAAGAATTAGACGCTGCTAAAAAGCAGATGGGAGATACCAAGTATCGCCAAGAATTTGAGTGCGATTGGGTTGCTAATATAGAGGGATCTATATACGGCAAGATTATGAAGAAGCTTGAGGATAATAAGCAAATTACTTTAATGGCTTATGATCCAACTTTATTAGTTTCAACAGTTTTTGATATTGGAGTTGGAGATTCAACAGCTATTGTATTTTATCAAAAGCTTGGTAATACAATAAGGATTATAGATTTTTACGAAAATAGAAGAGAAGGTTTACCGCACTATATACAAGTTCTTAAAGAAAAAGATTATATTTACGATAAACATTTTGCGCCTCATGATATTGAGGTTCAAGAATTTTCAAGTGGTAAAACGAGAAGAGAGGTGGCTTACCAATTAGGAATAAGATTTAAGATACTTCCTAAACTTCCTTTGGAAGATGGCATCCATAGTTTAAAAATGATTTTACCCAGATGTTATTTTAATCTGGATAAGACAAAACCATTAATAGATGCTTTAAGACATTATCATCGAAAGTATAACGAGAAGATGAAAATGTTTAATAATAAACCTGTTCATGATTGGAGTAGTCATGCTTGCGATGCAATGAGGTATTTAGCAATTTCTATTAATGATTATGAAGAAAAAAATAAAATAAGAGAAACAACAGCAATGAATAATTATAAAATACATGGGAGTATTAGATGAGTTTTTTAACGCCAAAAATTCCTGCAATGCCTCCTGTACCTCCAGTAGAAGCTCTACCAGCTTCACCTTCTTATGAAGATGAAGATAGAAGAAAAAAAGCAGCAGAAGATGCAGCTAAAATACGAAGAGGAAGAACAGGTAGAAAACAAACTATTTTAACTTCACCTCAAGGAGATGAGTCTGAAGCAGAAATTCAAAAGAAAACTTTATTAGGAGAATAATATGGGTGGACCAGTAAGAAGCGTAATAAGTAAACCAAAACCGCCTCCTGCACCAGCTTATGTTGCACCAAGCAGATCAGAGGTTTCTCAAGCAACTGCAACTGATGTAACTGAAAGTACAAGAGGAAAAGGCAGATCTTCAATGATTGCAACTGGACCACAAGGTTTAGGATCTGGAGATTTAAGATTACAAAAAAGAACTTTATTAGGATAATTTATGGAATTAACACCGAAGGCAAAAAAAGTTATTAGTACATTTGATTCATTAAAAAATCAAAGAGACACATGGGAGAATCATTGGCAGGATGTAGCAGATTATATGCTACCAAGAAAAGCTGATATTACAGAAACAAGAACTAGAGGTGATAAGAGGCACGATCAAATTTATGATGGTACAGCTACTCACGCTTTAGAATTATTAGCAGCATCTCTTCATGGCATGCTTACTTCTACAACCTCATCTTGGTTTTCTTTAAAATTTAGAGATGATGTTATTGACCAGGATGACACTTCGAGAGAATGGTTAGAAAATTGTAATAAAGTAATGTTGCAAGCTTTTTCAAGATCTAACTTCCAACAAGAAATTTTTGAACTTTACCACGATCTTATCGCTTTTGGTACAGCAGGAATGTTTATTCAAAATGATGAAGAAGATGATTTAAGATTTAGAACTATTCATATTGCAGAATTATATATAGCTGAAAACCAAAAAGGAACTGTTGATACTGTTGTTAGAAAATTTAATTTAAAAGCAAAAGTATTACCAGCAATGTTTCCTAAAACTGAGTTTCCAAAAGAATTACAAGTTTTAATTAAAGATAAACCGCACGAAGACGTGCCTATTCTCCATGCGGTAATGCCAAATGAGATGGGTGGTATTTATGAAAACAATATTAATAAACCTTTTACAAGTTGTTATGTTCATAAATCTACAGGATTTCTTTTAAGCGAAAGTGGCTTTAATGATTTTCCTTATGTTGTTCCAAGATATTTAAAAGCATCCAATGAGATTTATGGAAGATCTCCTGCGATGAATGCTTTACCAGACGTTAAGATGTTAAATACAATGTCTAAGGTTTCTATTAAAGCAGCTCAAAAACAAATTGATCCACCTTTAATGGTTCCAGATGATGGATTTATATTACCCGTAAGAACTGTTCCTGGAGGATTAAACTATTATAGAGCTGGAACAAGAGAGAGAATTGAACCATTAAACATCGGAAGTAACCAGCCTTTAGGATTACAGATGGAAGAGCAAAGAAGAAAAGCAATTAGAGAAAACTTCTTTGTCGATCAGTTAATGACAGTAGCGGGTCAAAACATGACAGCTACAGAAGTTATGCAAAGAACTGAAGAGAAGATGAGAATACTTGGACCAGTATTAGGCAGACTACAATCCGAGTTATTACAACCATTAATAACAAGATGTTTTAATATATTACTTAAACAAAATAAATTTTTACAACCACCAGAGTTTTTACAAAGTCAAGTGATTGAAATTGAATATGTATCTCCTATAGCGAAAGCTCAAAAATCAGGAGATCTATCTTCAATCATGAGAGGAATAGAAGTTTTTGGAGCTGTTCAACAAGTCTCTCCAGTATTTGATTATTTAGATGCTGATGGATTAGTGAATCATTTAAAAGATGTTATAGGTTTACCAGCTAAGATTTTAAAATCCAGAGCTGAGGTAGAGCAGATTAGAGAAGAAAGAAAAGCTCAACAAGAACAGATGCAACAAATGCAATCTGAAATGCAAATGGCAGAAGCAGCAGGTAAAGCAGCTCCAGCTATTAAGGCGGCAACTGGTGAATGAAAAAGATCTTAAACAATTAAACTTAGCTTACAAACAAGTTTTTGAATCTGACAATGGAAAAAAAGTATTGGAAGATTTGGAAAGAAGATGCGGTTATCATACAACTACTCACATTAAAGGTGATAGTCATGAGTCTGCATTTTTAGAAGGAACAAGATCTGTTATCTTGTTCATTAAAAATATGCTCAATAAAAAACCATAGGAGGAAAAATGAGTAGTGAAAATCAAGAGGTAGCAGTACAAGAACAACCATCGGTACTGTCTGGAGACCCTAAAACAGAAACTCC